ATCGCCTTGACGGTTGTTGCTTCTCCGTTTGCAATCATTGTCTTTTCCCTTAAACAATCCTAACCTTCAAGTTAGCCGCGTTGGTTGAAGTTATCCTAACCTTGTTCTGAGCAGGCGCATCGTAGGTGTAGTCAGTGCCTAATATTGCGCCTTGGTTCAGGACGTTGGCATCATAGTTAATCGCTACACCATCACTGCTTGGAACCGTACTGCCGCTAGACATGTTAAAGATAATTGCTAAGTCTAGGTCATTAGCTAACGTAAAATGGTTAGCATCAGGGATAGCGTCTAGCTGGGTTTTGTTCATTTGGTTTGCTGCTGTACCCATAGCCTCCTGTATGGCAGCTAGCTCTGCGTTGGTAGTAGCATTAGCCCAAGTAGTTGAACCATAAGTACCATTAGAGTTGTACTGCCAAGTGCCTGAGTTGTTCCTGACTATGCTTCTCTCGCCGTCAGTTCCTTTGGCAACCTTCCACGTAGTCCTGTCATCAGTAGATACACAGTAGTAGATAGCGCCATCACCAGCAGCTTCGTCTGCGGTCATAGAGTTAATGTCAGTCCAGTAGGTGGAGTCTGTGGAATCTGTAGTGTGGGCTGCGTGGTAGCCTGATGGAATGTAAGAAGACTCTGTAGAGTATCTGTAAATAGTGTCGGTTTGTTCTCCAGTAAAATACATTTTTTTACCATCATCAGCGAACGCAAGTCCTGTTGGCTGAGTGTCTTTACTTTGTATATTTAACGAATTACCAGTTGGCGATAATGTTGAAATGTCATAAGCTGTTGACATACTAAATTCCACAATAGATTCTGGTGCGGAATCACTTACGACAAACAGTTTGGTTCCGTCTCCATTAAATCTTCCAGATTCCGGCCCAGCCGCTCCATTACTAGATAAGCTATACGACACTGAATCATAAGACGCTGTACTTGCTAACCACGCTGTAGATAGTGAGTATTGAAATATACTTGATTGGTCTCTTCCGATGACAAACATTTTTGTTCCATCATCGTTAAAACCTACGATTTGTGGGTCTGTTGCTTGGCTGCTAACGCTCACATTACCAACTAAAGTATTGGTATCATTTACAAATGTCCAAGCGGTACTAACATTATATTGATACACTCTATCGTTTGTATCTTCTGATATATAATAAGATGTTCCATCTGGCTTCCAATAAATATCACCGGGAAGACCTGTTGGCGCAGATACAGCCCACACGCTTGTCATTGTTGTTAGGTCATAAGGCGTACTCATTGTAAATTCTTGTATATCGTTTCCAGAATTTCCTAATAACCAAATTTTAGTACCGTCATTTTTTACATATATTCCTTCTGGTGTTGTATCAAAACCTGAAATAAGTTTTGAATTACTATCATCTGAAGCGGATGACAAGTCATAGGTTTCTGATTTACCACTCAGCTCCAGGTCACCATCAGTCGTGTTATACACAACGGCATACATCTCCCAAGAGCCTGAAGCGACTTGATCGTATGATGTAGGCGCTGTAGTTTCTACATAAGAACCGTCTGTGGCTGTTAAGACAAACGCACCTGAGTTAGCTTCGATGGTCTTGCCTACGTCTGCTGAGGCGAATGAGCCTGTGCCGAGTGCTAAGCTGCTAATATCAAGATCGTATTCGTTTACGTCATTTCCTGCATCGCCAACGATAAACATTTTAGTACCCGCAGGGTTAAACGCTACGTCTTGCGGTGCGGAGTCTTGACCCGAAACAGAAAAAGTTTGGCTATATACAGCGGTAGACACATCAAAACCAGTCGATAAATTATATGAGTACACAGCGTCACCCGTTGACCCCACAAAGAACATCTTAGTGCCGTTTGAGTTAAATGCTATTCCTGTGGGGTATGTATCTTGTCCTGAGACGCTAAAAGAATCTGTAAACGAAGCTGTCGATACATCAAACCCTGTAGACAGTGCGTACTCGTTAATATCTCGTCCTGAGTTTCCGCTAATGAACATTTTTGTTCCGTCAGGACTAAACGCCATTCCTCTTGGTTCTGTTTCTTGCGTCCCAACAGAAAAGCTGTCTACAAAGGAAGCTGTTGAAACATCAAAGCCCGTTGATAATGTGTATTCGTTTACATTATTATTAGTGTACCCAAGAACAAACATCTTCGTTCCGTCAGTGTTAAAGGATACGGCATGAGGTTGGCTATCTTGTGCTGAAACAGAAAAGCTGTCTACAAAGGTTGAAGTAGACACATCATAAGCTGTTGATAATGTGTACTCGTTTACGTCAATTCCTGCCTTGCCACAAACAAACATCTTCGTTCCGTCTGCATTAAAGGCGACTCCTGTAGGCTCTGTTTCTTGCGTTCCAACAGAAAAACTATCTACAAATGAAGACGTGCTTATATCGAATCCAACCCAATCCAACGTAGTATCATAAGCACTATCAAGTCTCGTGTAATTCTCTGTAGTCGAATTAACATCCCAAGAGTTGTTAGTCACTCCTGACTGTGGAACTTCTTTAGTCACAGAAACGACAGGCGCAAGCACTGAGCTACTCAGGTTTATGGTAGATGACTCGCCAGTAGTGAAGGTCTTGGTTAAAGTTCCAAGTGTCGGGTCTGTTGTGAGAGTCTCCCAAGAAGGTACAGTGCCGTTGGTAGTTAGATACTTACCTGACTGACCTGACTGTGTTGGGAAGTCTGTGACTTGAGACAATGTAACCGAGGTTGCAACAGGGGCTACGTCAGACCACGCAGAGCCGCTGTAGACTTTCATCGAGTCAGAAGTGGTGTTGAAGTATGTCGCACCTGCAATCAGTGCGTCACCGTCATTGTCCACTGTAGGGTCAGAGGCTTTAGCACCGAGGTAGCGGTCATCAAACGAGTCGTAACTAGCTGCTGCGTTGGTTGCAGAAGTTGAAGCATTGCTTTCAGAAGTCGCCGCATTTGAAGCTGACGTTGCAGCATTTGATTCAGAAGTTGCAGCATTTGCTGCACTTGTAGCAGCAGAGGTCGCACTACCAAGAATAGAATCTACATAACCTTTCCTGGTTAAGTCATCATCAGCAGAAGGTGTAGCAGTTGACGTAGCTTTGTTAGAGCCTAGAACAATATTGCCTGTCATCGTGCCACCAGACAGGGCAAGTTTAGTATCTGCGTAAGTCTTAGTAGCTGCGTCTGTACCCGCTGTGGGAGTGCCAAGACCTGTAATCTTGTTCGTACCCATAGCAATAGCACCAGTCATAGTGCCGCCAGCTAATGGGAGTTTTGTAGCTATAGAATTAGTAATAGTGGTTGAGAAATTAGCGTCATCGCCTAAAGCAGCGGCTAACTCATTCAACGTATCTAATGAAGCAGGAGCAGAAGCAACTAGATTAGAAACTTGTGTATCTACATAACCTTTAGTCGCAGCATCAGTATCAGAAGAAGGTGCTGCCAGATTAGTTAAGACGGTATCTGTAAAGTCTACAGTTCCGTTAACTACCAAATCGTTAACAGTGGTAGTACCACTTGAAGCAGTTAAGTTACCTGTTACGTCACCCGTAACATTACCCGTAACATTACCTGTCACGTTACCAGTTACATTTCCTGTTAACGCACCAGCAAAATTTGTATTAGCGGTGATTAAAGTACCAGTTATAGCCTGGGGCGTTGAGCCACCAATTACCATTCCATTTACTGTACCACCAGTAAAAGTAGCATTGGAAGACAACAAAGAAGAGTTAGCGGTAACAGTACCAGAAGCCGTAATAGCCCCAGTTGTAATTGAAGAAGGATTCGTTCCAATTTCAATAATTGTCGCACCTGAGTTCTCCGTAAAGAGTCTCTTGTCTGCGGTATTTACAGCAAGCTCACCCTGAACTAAGTCTGAAGCCGTAGGTACGGCTGACGAAGTTGAGGAAAACTTAGTAATAATTGTAGCCATTTATTTCACCACTTAACTTTATCTGCCCAGTAAGCTGCTGAACATTTACCTTTAGCAATGTTCTTTGCGTGACGCGCCTTAAAAGACTTCCTCCTCGCCTTTTCTTTTGCTGTCTTCGGATTCTTGCCAGCACCAGATACGCCCTGCTGACCAAAGCGAATTGTCTTAATACTTCCGTCCCCACATTTAGCTACAACAACGTGGCTTTTAGTAGGGTGATTAGGAGTCCTCTTAGGTTTGTTATAACCAGAGACTCCGACTCTTTCTAGTCTTGGGTCTTTCTTTTTCATATTAAAAACTAGGGGGCATTACGCCCCCCAGCCTATCCTAACTTATACGTCAGGGACACAAAGGATGAAGCCACCTTCTGGACGGTGTGCTTGAACACCATAAAGGGTGTCAGCAGTGTACAGAGTGGACAAATACTCTTGCTTGTACTGAGTTTGTGAACGAACGCTCATTTGCTCAGCAAGTACAAGGGCATCCTTGTGGATAAGATATGCACCGCGAACATCAGCAGAAGCACCAGTTGCAGTGTTTGAAGTTGAGTCTTCAATGAGTGGGCAGTTAGAAGAGACGTAAACGTCAATTCCATATACTGAACCAATCAGACCAGACTGGACAGTTGCGCCTTCACGGAAGTCAGCAGATACATAACGCTCAGTACCCATGATTGCAGAACGCAGCGCAGGTGGAATGATAAATGCGCGGTCAGTCATTGGGACATCGTTATCGTCCATCAGCTTAATCAATGCACGAAAGCCAGCATCAGTAAATACGTCAGCAGGCAATACAGTATCGTCAGTGTAAGCGGTCAGACCATTAGATGCGTCATTGAAGTAAGTGTTTGCGCCTTCCCATGCAGTACCAGTACAAGTACCAGTAACAGGAACAGTCAGGTCAAACGTACCACTACCGAAACCAGTACCAGCGCGGAACAGGTCATCATCAACCTGCTTAGCAAGAGCGTAACCAGCATCTTCAGTGTAGAACTGTCGGAGTGAGGCAAGAGCCTGGACTTCAACAATATCTTCAATCAGACGAGAATACTCGTAGTGACGGTTGATAGTGATAGTGGTTTCACTTTCCAGATTAGCCTGCATAGTTACAGCTACGGCTTCTTGCTTAGCATTTGCCGCGCCACGAACAGGCTTAGGAATGTGGATAACATCACCCTTGTTACCAGACATAGTCATGGTCTTAACAAGAGGAGCCATCTTCAGAGATTTTTGATAAGCAGCAATTACTTCGTCAGACCATATTTCAGGTACAAAAGTATTCGCTGCGGTTTTGTCTACAGTTGCGTTTGCAGTAAAAAACGCACCAGAAGTTTCACCAGCCATGTTTAATTTCCTTTATCTTACGCGCTTCTCTGCATACGCCCGACGAATTTCGGGTTCCATGCTTTGATAACGCCTTGGGTCAGTCTTCATAAGTTCAATAATATCTGCCCTTCGATAAATCTTTTTAGATGGGGTTTCAGAACTACCTTTAGCCCCACCAGTAGAAGCCTTCTTAACAGCATCCTTTCTAGCATCCTTCTCGTCTTGAACAGCAGTTTGTGACATCTGCTTAATCTGTTTCCATTGAGAAAACAAATTGTCAGCAGCTTTACTGTCATACTGTTGGTCAGCACGAGTTAAAAGCTCAATGCGAATATCATCACTCTTTACCCAGTTAATAAAATCTGAGCTTTGAATAATCTCTTGCGCGTCTGGATGTTTGTTAATTAACTCCTGCTTAGCTTGGTCTTGTCTAATC